CGCCGCTTCGATAGCATCGTGAATCGCGCCATCAGTGCGGGCAAGCCCGTTGCCCAGGCTGACGTCGACAAGATCGCCGGTCGGTACGCTGATCGGCTGATGAAGACCTACGCCGAGATGCTTTCTAAGGCTGAGGCGTTGGAATCCTTCGGCGCCGGTCGGGATCAGGTTTACGAGCAGTTGATTGCTCAGGGGCTTGATCGAGATTCCGTGACCAAGACTTGGCGCGATCGGGCTGACAAGAAGGTCCGGCACACGCATTCGGTGATGGGTGGTCAGGAAGTGCAGAAGGATCAGCCATTTCAAAGCCCGAACGGCGCGCTGCTTCGTTACCCGGGCGATTCTGCGCTGGGTGCTGGCTGGAGTGAACGCGCGAACTGTCGCTGCTCGGCGATCTACAAGATAAGGCGGAAGTGATGCCAGACATTTATGACCGCGCCAAGGCTACGGCAACCCGCATGCTCGCGCCGCGCAGCAAGGGCGGAAAAGGACTCGAACTGGTCTTGCGCCGCGAGATCATCGGCGAATACGACCCAGACGCGCCGCCTGCACCCAGCGAGCTGGTCGTGAACGGCTCCGGCTTCCGCGAGGAGTACGACAACCAGTACATTGATGGGATGCTGATAGTTCGCGGTGACGTGAGGCTGCTGGTGTCGCCGGTTCAATTGACTGGCGAAGACATGCCTGCGCCGCAGAGCAACGACAAAATCACATTCGACGGCACGGTGTACACGGTGATAGCCGTTGCTCCGTGGAACTTCGCCGGTCTGGCTGTCGGCTTCGAGCTGCAGGTGCGCAAGTAATGGCGAATCACATGACCAGCCGCTACGGCGGCCAGCAGGGAAGTTTTGCTGAAAGCTTGGCGCAATTTGCCGAGCAGGCGAAAGACGCAATCGACGAGGTGTTCCGCGAAGTCGTTATCGAACTTGGAACCTCTGTCATTCGCCTCTCGCCCGTCGACACAGGCCAATTCAAAGGCAACTGGCATCTGTCGATCGACAACATCGAAAACGTCACCTTCGACGAGGTTGATCCGACCGGTCAGGACGCGATCGCCTCACTGATTGCTTCTGCCAGCGACCTTACGGCGGGGCAGGCGGCGTACATCCTGAATAACCTGCCGTATGCGATTCCACTGGAATATGGGCACTCTGCCAAGGCCCCGGCCGGCATGGTGCAGATAACGCTGGCTCGCTTCCAGCAGATCGTCGAAGAAGCCATCAGGAACAACCAGGTATGAGCCACAACATCATTGCTGCGGCCTTCGAGTCGCGCCTGCTGACTTGGGCCAAGGCTCGCGCCAAGCCGATCAAGGTTGTGGTCGAGAACGAAACCTACACCCCGGCGACGGGCGAGACGTACCTGCGAGCCTTCACTCTGCCAGCGGTCACGGCCAGCAATACGCTGAGCGGCGATCACCGGGTCTACGCTGGTGTGTTCCAGGTCAACATCGTGACGGCATCCGGCAAGTACCGCACCGAGGCGAGCGGTATCGTCGACGAGCTGGCCGCACTGTTCCCAATCAATCTGCGTATTCCCCGCGCCGGGCTTGTAGCGCTGGTGATGACGCCAGTTGCGCCGGGGCCCGGGATACCAGACGGCAACACCTTCACGGTATCGGCCTCGTTCCAATACCGATCCGACACCAACTAATCCGCCCGTTGGGCAAACCCAGAACCCGCCACCGAGCGGGTTTTGTCATTTCTGCACAGAGGAACATTCTCAATGAGCGCCATTCTCCCCAACGGCTCCATTCTCGAAATCGCAGCGACTTTCAGCGCGCTGAAGCCTGTAACTGCCATCAGCAACGCGAATCCGGCGGTTGCTACGGCCGCCGCGCACGGCCTTACCGACGGCGACGTTATCGTCGTGAACTCCGGTTGGACCCGCCTGAACGATAAGGTCGCCCGCGTGGCCGAATCCGACGTAGGCACTTTCGAGCTGGAAGGCATCAACACCACCAATACCGTCGTCTACACGGCCGGTGCAGGCGCGGGTTCGGTTCGTGCGGCGAGTGGATGGGCTCAAATCAGCCAGATCACCGGCAGCACCAGTGCGGGCGGCGAGCAGCAATTCACAACCTTCGGCTTCCTTGAAGAATCCGACGACCGCCAACTGCCGACCACCAAGTCGCCGATGAGCATGAGTATCACCGTGGCGGACGACCCAAGCTTGCCGTACGTGGCGGCTGTTGAGGCGGCCGACGATGATCGAGCGCCTCGCGTTCTGCGTTTGACGCTGCCGAACGGCTCGGTGATTTATTACAACGCATACGTCTCCATCACTGCCACCCCAACACTCGACCGCAACAACATCATGACCCGCACCATCACCCTGTCGCTGGCCTCCCGTCCAACTCGTTACGCAGCGGCGGTGTAATCCATGGCCAAGATCAAGATCTCCCAGAACCCGACCTTCAAGACGAAAGTCTCGATCCCGCGTGTCGGCGCTGATCCGGTCAGTGTTGAATTCGAGTTCAAGTACATGGATCGACTGGCGCTGGCCGCGTACTTCGATAAGTGGAACGCGGCACACGACGAGCATGCGAAGAAGGTGCAGGAAGATGACCTGAGCTGGCAGGAAGCAACCGGCGCCGAAATCGCGCTGCAGGCCGGCCAGCTCAAGGACATCATCGAGAGCTGGGGCTTTGACGAGAAGCTGTCAGATGAATCGCTGACTGCGCTGGTCACCGCTTGCATTGGTGCGCCTAAAGCCGTGCTGGATGCCTACCAGAGCGCCTACCAGCCGGCCCGCCTGGGAAACTGACCGGCGCCGCCCGTGCCATCTATGAACCGGGGCCATCAGAATCGCAGCTGGCGGCATTCGGGTTGACCTTGGCAGACATCCCCGCCGTAGAGTACGAGGTCTGGCCAGATAACTGGCCGGCCTTCCTGCTGTTCGAGGCGATGTCCACGCAGTGGCGTGTAGGCATGGGTGGTGCTACCGGGCTTGACTACAACGCCTTGCCGCCGGTGGCCTCGATGCTAGGCATGAAGCGGCGCGAAATCCCTGAAGTCTTCCACGACATTCGTGTCATGGAAGCAGAAGCCATGCTCGTGATGAGCGAATCGAAATAACGGAGCCCGCATGACTTCAATTGCTGAACTCGGCATCAAGGTCGACTCGACCGATGCTGCGCAGGCGAGCTCCGACCTCGACAAGCTCACGGCGGCTGGCGACCGCGTCGAAAAATCGGCTGAGCGAGTCACCAAGGGCACGAAAAAGGCTTCCGCTGCGATAAAAGAGCAGAAAGACGAGCTTGCTGAATTGCTCGGCGAGATTGACCCCACTGTCAAAGCTCTGGGCCGGCTGGACGACCTTGAAACAAAACTGGCGAAGCAGAAAAAGCTGGGCGCGCTCGATGCATCGACGTTCAGCGACTACCAGGCGAAGATCGATCAGTCCCGGGCAAATCTGACCCGTTTTGACGACAGCCTGACCCGCACTGGCAACACCGCCAAGCAGACGGCCGCCGCACTTCGTGGAGTGCCTGCACAGTTCACCGATATCGCGGTGTCGCTGCAAGGTGGCCAGGCTCCGCTGACTGTGCTGCTCCAACAGGGCGGACAGCTCAAAGACATGTTCGGCGGCATCGGCCCAGCTGCGAAAGCACTGAGCGGTTACGTGCTCGGCTTGATCAATCCATTTACTGTCGCTGCTGCGGCCGTTGGCGCGCTCACCCTTGCCTATTACAAAGGCAGCCAAGAGGCCGACGAGTACAACAAGGCAATCATATTCACTGGCAACTCTGCCGGCACAAGCGCTACTCAGCTGGCATCGATGGCGCAGCAGGTGAGCGCAACGGTCGGCACCACTGGCGCAGCTGCCGAGGTGTTGGCCAAGCTGGCGGGCAACGGCAAGATCGCAAGCGGAAGCTTCGAAGAGATCACCGAAGCTGCTCTGCAGATGGAAAAGGCCACCGGAAAGTCTATCGACGAGACGATTGCCGAGTTCGCGAAGATTGCCAAGGACCCCGTCGCTGCTGCCAAGGAATTGAACGACCAGTACAACTTCCTCACTGCCTCGGTCTACTCGCAGATCGTGGCGCTAAAAGAGCAGGGCGACACAATAGGGGCAGCGAAGCTGCTCACCGACACATACGCCAATACCATCGAAGAGCGCACCGGGCAGGTCACTCAGAACCTCGGCCTGATCGAGAGCGCCTGGAACAAAATCAAGCAAGCAGCCTCTGGCGCGCTGGATGCCGCGAAAGAAATTGGCCGGATTCAAACCTTGGAGCAGCAGGCTGAGGTCATCCGCCAAAGACTCCAGACGAATCAGGGGCGAGGCGGGCGCGCTGCTGCTCTGGGGCTGGAAACGCGGGATGTCGCAAAGGATCGCGGAGAGCTGGCGTTCCTCGAATTACAGATCGACGCGGAAAAGTCCCGTACGAAGTTCATTGGCGACCGGGTAGCCATCGAGCGAGGCGGGATTGACGCTGCGATCAGGCTGAAATCCATCAGTGACTCGAACCTCACCAACGAGGAAAAGCGCAACAAGCTGATTAAGGAGTACAAGCGCGACGTCGAAGCGCTGCGCAAGGCGAACCCGAACGATCCGCTGGTGCAGGAAGCGGTTGTCTCGAAGACGATCCAGAACATCCGCGACAAGAACAAGGATCCGAAAGCCGCGACCTCAGCGGTAAACCTGACCGAGTTCAACGACTCGAAAAATCAGCTCTCGCTGATCCTCGGTGAATATAAAAACGCCCAGAAGGAACTGGAAGCCGCACAGAAGGCCGGGCTGGTCACGCAGGAAGACTACCTGCTCAAGCGCCAGGCGCTGATCGGAAACGAGCGCGACGAGGTAACCGCCGCGTATCAGGCTGAAATCAGTTCGTTGGAGGCGGCGAAAGGCAAGGCCAGTACCTCGGCCGCGCAACGCATCCAGCTCGACCAAAAGATCGCTGATGCCAGGGCCAACATGGTCAAGGCTCAGAAGGAAGCCGACAGTGAGCTCGAAGTCATCGCGACGAACGAGCAGGGCCGGCTCGCCAAGCAGGCACAGGCGATCAAGGTCTACACCGATGCCCTCGACCAGCAGAACGTTGCCCTGCGGCGCGCTGGCGGTCGTGCAGCGGATGGCGTGGGCCGTGGCGACCGTGAGAAAGCCATCAGTGGCGAACTGAACGGTATTGCCGATCGAGCCAACCAGCAGCGTCTGGATCTGGCGCGAGACCGGTCCGACAAGGCTCGCAACATGAGCGCCGAGGAGTACCAGGCCAAGCTCGACGCGATCAACAGAAGCGAGACGGACCTGAGCGAAACAGTGCTCAGCAACTACGAGCAGATGTCGGCTGCGCAAAGCGATTGGCGCAACGGGGCAACCTCGGCGTTCAGCAACTATCTGGAGAGCGCGCGCAACATCGCCGGCCAGACTCGCGACCTGTTCAGCAATGCCTTCAGCTCGATGGAAGACGCAGTCGTCAACTTCGCCATGACCGGGAAGCTGTCGTTTGCTGACTTCACCAAGTCGATTCTGGCGGACATGGCGCGGATCGCAACCCGTCAGGCCAGTTCGGCGTTGCTGAGCAGTTTGGTCGGCGCTGGCGCGAGCTACTTCGGTGGCGGCGCGGCTACGTCAGCGGGCTCTACTGCGGCCGGCTACAGCGGTGACCTGTCTGGCTTCACGCCGGGCAGCGTCCAAGCAAATGGTGGCGCGTGGTCTGGCGGCGTTCAGATGTTCGCCAATGGTGCTGCGTTCACCAACTCCGTCGTAAGCAAGCCGACAGCGTTCGGGATGGCAGGCGGGCAGACCGGTGTCATGGGCGAGGCGGGGCCAGAGGCGATCATGCCGCTGACCCGCACGGCCGGCGGGCAGCTGGGCGTTCGAGCAATAAGCGGCGGCGGGAATGGGGGCGGCAACGTCTACAACTTCCCCGTCGCAGTGTCGGTGCAAACCCAAGGCGCTGGCGGCGCGGCCAGCGCAGAAGACACGACGCAGCTTGGCAAAGGCATTCAGCAGGCGGCGAAAGCCGAAGCTGAAACCGCGATCGCCAGAGCGCTGCAACCCGGCGGATCAATCTGGAAACTCACGAACGGGAGGGGCTGATGGCCATCGAGACATTCAACTGGCCAACCCAGCACGGTGACGCGCCCGAGATCTTGTATCGGGTGCGCACCGCGCAGTTCGGCGACGGCTACAAACAGGAAGTTGGCGACGGGCCGAACAACAAGGAAGACGCTTACCCGATCACCTACAGCGGCCCTCAAGCCAAGGTGCTGGAGATCATGGCGTTCCTTGATCGGCACGCCGGCGCGAAAGCCTTCCTTTGGACGACTCCCTTGGGCCAGCCTGGCCTGTTCACCTGCAAGAACCCCGTGCCCACTCCGGTGGGTGGCGGCGTTTTCAAACTCACTGCCACGTTCGAGCGGGCATTTCATCCATAAGGGGCAAACATGCCGCTGATCAGTGACATCCAGGTGCTTGAACCTGGCAGCGAAGTGCTGCTCTTTGAGTTGGACGGCACGGACTATGGCGCGGACGTTCTGCGCTTCCACGGGCACGCGATACCGCACACTCCAGCAGAGTTGATTGCCGCCGGCGATGATGCCGACCAACTGCCAGCGAAGGCCATCTACTGGCAGGGCAACGAGTACAGCGCCTGGCCGATGCAGATCGACGGCATCGAGGCGAACGGCGACGGCACTGCGGTACG